CCCTTCATCCTATCCACTACTTCTTGGTAGTAAGAGGGTGGCCACCACTTAGCTTGAATATCAAACTTCCCTCCTGCATCCACTACCCAGTAAGGGTCCTTAAATGGTCTCTCCTTCTTTTCCTTTTCAGTAAGCCAGACTTCTGGTCTAAAATGAATTGGCTTGAGTGGTACCTGCATCTGCTTCTCCCACCACTGGAAGAAGCCATGAATAAAGTGATAGGGTCTTCCACACTCGTTGATAAGCTCATAGTGCATAGGAAGATAGGTGATCCCATCTTTTTCTAGTGGTTTCCTATTCCTGCAAGCCTCGTCGAGGAATTGCTGCTTGAAGCCAGGAAGCTTGGTATCATAGGGACAATTCTCCCAAATCGCTGGGTAAGGAGTCCTAATGTCTGTTATGTACTTTCCTGGGTAGGTAAGATGAAGATCCCTAATGAAGGCAGTCAACATGAGTACATCCCCAGGAGACAAACCATGTTGGATCACAAGTTGCCTAGGTTGAGGCAATTTACACCCTCCACATTGATGACTAGCACAGAGCTTATCTTTACTGTTTGGGTGACTACAGTCGAATATGCTTACCAGTAAGTCTCCCTGTCCACAAATGTGTCGTTTAGTTTGTTCTTTGAGAGCCCCTCTAAAGAAACAGTAGGAAATCTCTTCTACAAGCTCACTTGTTTCGTTAGAGTTCATAGAAGAGCCTTGAGAAGTGCTTTTAGTCTTGAGCGTTTTGCGTAAGTTATCACGCTTTACTTTTAGATGTAAAGCTGCATCTCTCTTTTCTTTATTGGCAAGACTATTAAAAGATGTAGTCAAATTAACTGGAAACTCCTTAGCATAAGCCTCGACCTTAACGAGCATACTCGCGCCGCCTGTCTCTCGGCAGCGGCGGCAGACGGGCTCGGTCACGCCGCCGATCTGCGGGTAGCGGGCACAACGACCGTTGGTGGGCAGGCAGTCGCTCATAGTTGGGTCCAATCGCCACAGTAGCCATAGCTGTTGCAGCCGTTGCAGTAGCCCGAGAGATTGCACGTACCGCCATCCACTACCCAGCACCAATTGCCGTCCCTGGATTCAACAATGCCCAGTGCATAGAGCACGCTGGGCGTCTCTTCGTGGGCGTAGGCGAGGATCCATGTGCCGTCGCAGAGCTCCGCGCGGTACCGGGCCTTCCCACCGCTCGTCTCGAACCAGGTCACGCAATGCGTTCCGTCGGCGCAGGGCGTGCAGCCTGGCGAATCGGTGATTTGGACGCGAAGTCCGCCCTCGGCGCAGGAGGTCGCCTGAGTGATTTCGGTGACGACGCAGGTGCCGATGTCGCCGGTGTAGGTGCCGAGAGGGTCTTCTGGGTCGGTGCCGCCTTCCCAGTAGTAGGATGCCCCCTCGCTGCACGTCACGGACCACACGCCCTCGGAGTAGGCGAGCGTGTAGGTGATACCAGACCTGAGGCCCGCTCCGGAACACTCCTCGCTCAGGGTCACACAGCAGGGGCCGATGCCGGCGTCAACTGGGGTCAGACAGTAGCGTTTATCCGCCAGGCTCGCACAGTTGCCAGAACTGGACGAACTAGATGAACTCGACGAGGACGATGAAGACGATGAACTTGAGGATGATGAACTTGAGGAACTTGATGAACTTGAGGAACTTGAGGAACTTGATGACGAGCATAGACTATTCCAACCACTACTCACCGAAAAGGTAAAGTAGATTCCCTCTAACCAGGTATAGCTTCCTGTTGGATTACACGGATCTGTTCCTCCAAAGAAGCCCCCACCAAGTCCTCCAATCAACCACTGCCCATACCAATACCTCCCAGCCCACCAAATACTAGCAGCACAATTAGTTCCCGCTGTTCCAGAAGCTGAGCAACCAGCTCCCATAGTAACGCAGAAGTTCCCTGATTGACAACCAGTTCCAGAAGTTCCTACTGAAATAGTATACTGATTACCTTCTAGTGAACTACACACACAAGAACTAGAAGAAGATGAACTTGACGAACTACTTGAGCAGCAGTTGTTATTTCCTGCAGAAACTAAGCAGTCATAGCTTCCTGACATCCTTGTATAAAACCCTGCTGGACTACAAGGATTACTTCCTCCTCGAAATATGCTTGTTATCTCATCTACAACAGCATTTACCCACCAATATAGCCCATCCCACCAAATGGCTACACTGCAATCACCACATGTGGCTGCTCCTGCGCAACCATTTAAGGTCAAGCAAAAGATTCCTGTCCCAGAGGATAAACAAGGATATTCTCCTCCAATAGGGACAAGTCCTTCTATGTGAACTGTCCACTCTGTTCCATTTAGATCTCCACAAGAGGAACAAGAGGAAGAGGAAGAGGAAGATGATGACGAACTACTAGAAGAAGACGATGAGCAACTTTCTAAAGTACCAACAGTACATGTTGCTTCTAAGCAAAGTACACAAGTAGCAGGAACAGTACACCCGTCACACCTAAAGCCACTAAAGTCACTATCAATCTCATAGGTTCCTACTGGATCTTCACTAGTTCTATGGAAGTAGAGTCCACAGTCGTGTGTTATACCTTCTTCAATAAAAACAAAATGACTACAAAGTCTTACTTCAAGGTATATCCAGCAATCTATTGAACTTCCTGTATAAAGTTCATACCCACAATTAGTTATTCCATCCCAAGAGGCTCCCTTATTAAGCTGCCAAGATCCATTTAGAGGTGCAAAGGTACCTCCTAATCCTGTAAACGTAACTTCATAGCAGTCTTCTCCTCTCCCACAGGATTCTATACTACAAGAAGAGGAAGATTCTGATGAACTACTTGAACTACTAGAATATAACGCTCCTGGATCTATATATACCACACCATCTCTTAAGTCACTAAGAATAGTGGTATCTGCAAACCTCAAGGGAGAATGATAGTATTTAGTAATCGCCACTCTTAGGCTCCCCAGTAACCAAGAATTACTTCCCCTGTATCTTCATCATACTGCACTGCTACAGTCTCATCACACCTATATGTCTTTGTGATGTACCAATCATCAGTATTATAAGATACTGCAAGGTGTATAGGCATTTGGACAGTAGTAGTTGTAGTTCCTGAGTAAGGAGCTCCATAGGAGAGGTTAGTAACTCCAAATTTATGATAAGCTAACGTGTAATCTGTTGCCCAGATAATAGTATGAAATGCTCCAAAGACACTATCGTCTTCTTTCCTCACACTTATCATATCCCCTCTTTGTTGACTTATCCTTGCCCACCAGAGGACATTTTCAGGATCAGCACTACTAGAAGAGCTACTACTAGAAGAACTCTCTCCAATAGTGTCTATGTACTTTGTCAGCAAGGTAAAAGGCCCAATTGGATTATACTCTCCTACCATACTATCTTTATGCTCCCCTACCCTATCTCCCCACTGAGGAGTAGAAGAGAGGAAAGTAGTCTCATCAACTCTAATTAACGAGATTCCACTCCTCTTTACCCTAAGTAACTGATTAGTATCTACACCATCTAGGGCAAGTCCCAAACTATGCGCATTACCTGTATAAGAAGCCAAGTCTGCCTTAAAACTCTTATTCAGCATTGTTGCATTACTACTCTCAAATATCTGTACTATCCCACCCACCTCCACTGGATCTGTCCCCTCCCATTCAGCCCAGTCCCAATCTTCTCCCCACTCTCTTTTAGGAGCATTCATCGCCATATGAACGCCCTGCCCAAGTGCTTCCATTCCTTCTCCTGCCCAAGTAGGACGGAGAGCTTGGCGTAGCATTTCATTATAGTCACGAGCTACTATAAGATCCCCACGAGAAATAGGAGACACTATCGCCACAACTATCCTCCTATATACTTAGCTGAAAATGCTGATGCCCACTTAGCAGTCACGCCTGAAGGAGAAGACCCTCCAGCTTGGAGGTAGACAGGCACAGATGACAGCGTATCCTTAAACACTCTAGTAAGTGTTGCAGGACTAGTAGACGTATCAAGCTTATCCTCGAAGTCTCTCCAATAGCAGTTCTTAATTAGGTAGCTACTAGCTCCTGGAAAGAGCCCAGCAGTTGCCATAAATGTATGTTGAAGTATATGATACTGCCTACACATTGACTGAATCTTATAACCAAGATAGACCCAAGTACCTGCAGTCTGAAAGTCTTTCGACATTATAGGCCAGGGAGTAATATCAGTTGCCTCGTTAACAGTAAACAAGATGTCGTCATATTTCTTAAGGGGATGAGGAATAGCTTTTGTCTCTATTCCTGTTTCGTAAGCAAGATCATCAGTGGTCCCATTAAATGTATACGACTCACCCTCATAGATTATTGGAGTAGACGAAATCAACTCCGCCTTAATGTTTTCTCTTACTGTCATAAGCATCCTACCCCTTACTACATTAGTCCCTATTCCTTTAGGCCCTACAGCCTTATACTTTCCATCAGTATCCTTTTCATAACCAACAAGCAACTGTTCCCCAGTTTGTTGAACTTCCTGCTCCACTGAGTGAAATCCTTGGAGAAGTCCATAGTAAGTAGCTAACTCATGGCAATTATTTGTTCCATACCTATCTGCTTGCATGTCTACAAGAAACAACTCAAGATCCTCTAATCTATACTCATGATTACCAGGAATCTTTATCATTTTGGGATATTCAGGATCAAACAGAGAATCACACGCCATCCCGAGATCTAGCCACTTAGCAATATAGACTACCTCTCCAGTCCTGTTATTAAACTTCAAGGTTTCTGGCTTATACATCTTCCCAACATCATTTACTGTAGCACCACTCATTATTGTGCTCCAAAATTATCTGCTATTACTTTCGTGTTAGCTGCTATCTCTGAAAGAAAATCTACATCTTTCCCTCTAGCTATAGCCACACTCGCCCCACCAGCAATAACCCCTCCTCCTATTCCACCAGTAGTTTCTGCAAACATCCCTCCAATGTTGAAGGTAAGTCCCTTAGTCTTAAAAGCGTCTTCACCTCTTGCATCCTTAGCAAGTCTATCCTCATAGAGTCCCCTTTCTTTTTCATACCGAAGCATTACTCTCTCTTGTCCTAGTATTCCAAGCATTCTCGCATCACCACCAGCTCTCTCTGCCTTTGCCCACATCTCTTCTTGAAAATAGTCATCTCTACCTCTTCCTTTTAAGCCTATACCAAAAGGATGCTCAAAGGTGTCTGCAACCACTCGCTTAAGTGCTACCCAAGACTCTCCTAGAAAAGTCTCAGGCTCTTTAGCCTGTTTAGTATAAGCATTTTTTAAGTTTGTAACTCTAAAAGTCTCAAACTCCTTTAAGTATTCTCCAGGAGTCATACCAGATGCTAGAACAGACTTTCCAGTTCTTTTAGCATAATCAGCCTTAAAACGTTCTTCTATTTCATCCATTCTAGGATCAGCTCCCCACTTACTCCTTCCTGGACCCTTCTCAAAGGGATACTTTCCAAAATAGGTCTCTGCAATTCCTTTAACTGCTATACCTAGTTTAGAAGCTCCTTCCTCTTTGGGCATATTATTCTTTGACCACTCAAGAAATGTGCCCCAAGCAGGAGCAGCATGTTCTCCAAAAGCTGCCTTAGAAGAAGTCCATTGAGCTAAAAAGGCTCTCTGCTGCATTTCAGGCTTCCTACCCTCTAAGAACATCTTTCCTTCCATAACAGCAGTAGCATCCATCATTGCCTTAATTCTAGCTCTAATCTCAAGTTGCTTCTCTAGTGCCTTATTTTTCTCATCTACTACCCTCTTAGTAGTTTTTGTCTTATTAAATTCTATATCCAAACTCTCATCTATCTTTATCCCAAGAGCTTGGAACTGTCTTGTAAGTCCCATAGCTCCTTTCTTCATCGCTTCTACTGCGTGCTCAAGAGGAATCCTCTTATAAGCAGATAGGTCAGCTGCTCTCTTAGAGAGCATCTGAGTATACGTTGCTGCTTCTTTTGCACCCATCCCAAGAGTACGTAATGTGTATCCCATGTCGTTATTGAGTTCTTGGAACTCATAGGAGTTAAGTCCAAGAGACTTCGAGGTAGTACGTGACCAAGAAGTCATTGACTGTGACATAATCCCAAAAGCATCATGAGTCTTCTCAGCTAGATCTTCATATCTCATTCCCAACTTTATAGCGTCAGCTGTTTGCCTTCCAACAAATCTCGCTGTCCCAAATATTCCTATCATCCAAATAGCTCTCTTAAGGTAGGACATAACAAACTGTCCTCCCTTAACCTTACTTTCCTTTCTTCTTCTTTCTGCTCCTGTAGTACGAGTAAGCATATCGCGATCTTCAGGAGCAGTAGTAGTATAAGCTCTCTCTGCCCAAGGAAGAGCATCTTTCCAGTGCTTTCCTCCCTTTGCATAGGCAAGACTTCTAATTGCTCTTCTTCTAGTAGCTGCCTCCCTTTCCATAGCAAATACTTCTGCGTAGCCTCTTTTTTCCTCCTTAAGTCTGTCACTAACTGCTTTCTTCGTTGCAGAAGTAAGCTTATCTTCCTCTTTAGCTCGAAGACCCATAGTTATCAGGTCGATTTTTTCTATCTCTTTAGCAGCTCTTCTCTTTTCTTTAAACACAGCTACATCTGCTGCTCTAGTCTCATAGTACCTTGGGTCTCTCCTTAGTAAAATTCTTGCCTCTTTTTCTGCAGTTTTCTTAGTCACTCCTCCCTTCTCATAGATTTCTGTGGTAAGACGTTTAAAGTCTCTCTTCATACTAGGAGAAATCTTAGCAACTGGAGTCACAGGAATCTCTATTGGCGACAAAGCTTTTGCTTTTCTTACTGCCTCTGCTCTAGCTTTGGCCAGATCAGGAGCAAGTTTAGTGAACCCCAGACGAGTATCAATAAGCAACTCGCCTACCTTAATTATTGTCGCCATCCTACTATTCCCTTGAATAAAACATCCAGACTTGTAAGAGAGAAAGCTTCTTTACTTCCTCGTAGCTAAATCCCTTCTTCACCAAGGTAAGCATTATTTCTGCCCAGTCAACTGCGATGTCGGAGGGTTTTCAGGAGTAGTTTCTCCCTCCTTTACTTTAAGCAATCCACTCTCCACATAAAGGATAGTGGCAAGGTCAGTGTGCTCTACAAGCTCTGAGCAGTCAGAAATAGTAGTATTGGGGTAGTTGGTTTTGAGAGACCTACAGAGTAAGAACGCTTGTCCAGTAGAGGTATAGACAAAGTTCCAAATATCATCCTCTGACGGGTCTTGAGCAACTGTCTTTGCCAGAGAGTTAGCCACCAGTGTCTGTCGTTGCTCCTTAGCAACAAACGCAGCTATTGCCTCCAAACGCTGCTTCCTAATCTCTGCAGAAACAGCTGCAAGATCTTCGAAGTTGATCCTCCTAAGCTTGATTGCACTTCCTTGGAAAGGAACTTCGACATCTTGTTCTACCACCTTATCCAACACAACTCTATTCAGACTCATCTTTCTCCCCTCCTAGTAGGGTTAAGCACCAGTAAGTGTGCTACTCACAGTAAACTGCACCACAAGAACCCTTTCTGACCCATCCTTACTTACTCCCGCTTGAACTCCATTCACGATAAGGCTCCCAGTGTAGGTTTTTCCTGCAGCAGCAGTAAGTGTGAATGCAGCAGCAGTGGCACCCATAGTGATTGGAGGAGCAGTAGTGTCACCCATATAGCAGGTATAACTTCCTGTTGCTCCTTTCAGCCCATCAATATTAGTCTTCCATGCACTTCCACCAGAGAAGATAGAAGTGTCTAGAGCTTCTCCTGCAATGTCAATCTGCCATTTGTGAACAAACACCACATGCCCAGTAGCAAAGGTCACGTTCCCTGTCGTGCCACTAATAGCAGCCATCAGCAGTTCTCCTTACCACTATGCCATAACGTTCGTCATTTCACCATTGAATTCAAACTCTACAGTAAGTGTTCTATCAGAACCATCTTTACTAACCCCTGCCTTGATTCCAGTCGTCCTAATTGGTCCTTTGTAACCAACAGGAGTAGTAGAATCAATTTGGAATGTCGCAGTACCAGTATCTCCCACATCCACTGGAAGAGCCACTACACTATCAATATAGCACTCATAGCTACCAGTCCCTGACATCTGTCCTCCAATATAAGTCCTCCAGGCGCCATCAGCAAACGCAGTGGTTTCCAACATCTCACAGGTGGGATTAAGTGACCACTTGTGAACATTGGTAGTGTAGCCTTCTGCAAAGGTAACACTCCCTGTAATACCACTAATTGCAACTTCTGCAGCCATCTCGATTCCTCCTAGTATTGAATCTCAGCCATCAACGTTCCATGCAAAGCAAGCATAGTACCATCCATCATTACTACTGGTCCTCCAAGAACCCGAAGAGAAACAAAGGAACCCTTAAGAAGCTCAAGGTCTTGCTCATCATAGAGTTCTACAAAGGCATCCCAGATGCTCTGAGCATCTCTAGCAGAACCAGCAGTATCTGAAGTTCCCACAAAGTCAGTAAACACTGAAAGTCGCAATGAGGTCTGACTCAACCTCGTACTAAACATCCTTACATAGGAACCTCCTAGAGAACTCAATACTGCATACTTTGGTCTACTCCCTCTAGGAGCTTCAGGATAGTAGAGTTTCCCAGTTCCTAGGAGACTATATGGAGTTCCAGCAGTGGTATGCTCTTCATACCTAGCCACAAGGGCTCTAATAAGATCATTAGAGTAAGACCAAGGATTAGGGGCAATAGGAGTTGTCATACAACAAGTCCAATAATCATGATCTTGTAGATAATGGTCGCTGCTCCAGAATCTATCTTAAGTATGTCTCCTGTTCCTGCAGTCACTGCCCACCCTGCACCTGGATGCCAGATGAGGAGAGAACCATTAGGGCCCACTTTCACGATATCAGTCGCTGCATTGAATGGAGCATACCAAGCATTAGCAGCAGCCCCTCCCACGAGGAGATTAGCTCCAGCAGTAGCAGTACTATTCTTAATAAGAAGTCCCTTTATGTAAGTAAAGGTAATAGTAGTTCCAAATACGTCAGTCAGTCCTCCTGCAAGATCAAGATTCTCAGAAGTAGCAGAAAGACTCCTTTGATCTCCCCAAACCATATTTGCTTGGTCTGTCCCTGTCCCCTGAATGAGTGTATCTCCAAAGTCGATTGTAGGTTGATCAATAGTGGTTGAAAGGTCAAGAGGATTTGTATACCTACACTTGAGATTACCAAAAAGAGTTGTTGTAAGAGAGGTAGCCATCATCTTCTCCTAATCAAGAGGGGTAGAAACAAATTCTTCACCACCAAGGTATTTCTTTATAACTCCTAGACTATTCAACATCACTGGAGTTATGTAAGGTCTTGGATAGATGTAAGCCCTTCCAGCCTGCCCTCCAAACTCAAGAATTGCTGCGTAGGGAACTCCTCCCCACGATTCCTTGCCACTCAAACTCCCAACAGTAAGCACAATCTCCTTCATCCTAGCATCAGAAATCCTATAGGAGATACTATTTCTAAGATCTCCACTACGCTTAAAGGGAGGACTATAAGGTGTACTTCCAGGTCCCCCCGGCCAAAGAATATTAAGGAGTGCCTTGATGTCTCGAACAAGTCTCTTCCCTAGGCGCACCAGTCTAGGTTTCATGATCCCTACTGTCATGAGCTCCACTTGCTGCTCGGCTCCTTGAACTGCTATAAACTTAACTCCCACTAGAGAGACCTTTCTAGAAAGCATTGAGTCACATGATTTCTCCCAGCCTCATCTTTTACTGCTTTCACTTCCCAAATAGTTGAATCGTCGAGGATTATAGTACAAATTTCAGTAACGTCTGTTCTATATGCCAAGTAGAGTTTTCCCTTCTTGGTGTCTGCATCTCTCTCTTCATTAGGAGTTTCAGCCCCTTCATCCTCTTGAAAGGCACAAGCCACACTAGAAGCAACAATAGAAGAAGTCCTTACTACCCCTCCCATAGAATCCAAAGAAGTAGTATAGGTGACTATTGTGCACGTACGATTTAGAAGACTAGTAAGACTCAAGAGGACACCAACCTTCTATAGTGACCCAGGATCATCCTTTGTTTGGCATTAAACACTGTCCCATTGTTAGCCTGCTCTCTACTCTTCCTATACTCATAATCTCCTATCTTCTCCATCTCCAAACTTGCATCCCCTTCCCTCTCGTCATACATAGACTTCACGAGTTCCAAACAAACCTGCTCCATATCATAAGGGATAGAGGTAGAAGCATATCCCGCAGTGTACTCTATGTAAATTGCTGCCTCTTGTTCTATCGTGAAATCCTCATCCAAATCCACTATTCCCTCTTCAGCTTGCAGACGAAACTCCCTTATTGGACGATAAGGAACCTGAAGCCAGGCTTGAACAGGAGTATAACACATAAGTCCATACTTAGGACGAAGTTTGGTGGATTGGTAGGAGCCATAGGTAATAGAGTCTGGAATAGTCGCGGTCCATCCAGAAGTAGCAGAGATCGCTGCTGCCATGAGAGTGAGTGTACTATAGATAGTTGTAGACAAAGAAGTAGTCCCTGCTCCTGCTCCATCAGCTACCACTAAACTCACAGCAGTAGAAGAAGCATTGATGGTTGCTACTGTCGCCCCACTTGTAGAGCATTCCACATACATAATGTCTTGCACATCTACTGAAAGTCTCCCTACAGCAGTCACTGGATACTGAGGAAGGAGGAGTCTCGACGAGCCATCTCCATCAAGCCAGCTGGCATAGCTCCTAGATACTAGAAGTCTATCACAGTAGGCTTCTATTGCTGCTGAGGCTGCTTGACACAACCTAGTAAGTCTAGTATCATAGGTACTAGAGGTGCTTCCAAGCACATAGTCCCTAATAGTGGTCAACTTTGCTGAGTCAGTTGATCCATTCACTAGGCAGTAACCCATTACATCTGCCATCGTTAGGCCCTTTGAAGAAAGAGCTTTATCGTTCCAGCCGTGGAGTTTCCAGCATTCGTGACTGCCACAGTAACCACACTGCTAATCATAGGATGCACAGCAAGGGCCACTGCAGCAGCATTCTTCACAAAGAAGTAAACCTCTTCAGTATTCGCTATGTCCCTATCAAGGAGATTATCATCACAATTAGAAAGGAAGTTGAATGAGTTACTATCAGTAAGGACGATATCATAGTTGTCAGCAGGAGCAGCAGTTCCTGAAGGAATAGTAATCGCTTTTACTAGTCTTCCCTCTAACTTCGCAGTAGACCCAGAAACTGCTCCAGTATCAGTAGAAGTAACCCAAGAAACGTTACACACATACACTGGTCCAGCACTCTCGTAGGTAAACGTCATTGTTCCCGCAGCCATCTTGTCCTCCAATCGTTATTTCAATAATTGAAATATCTCTAGCAACTACTTGCTAAGCGCTTCCTCATAAACTCCTTGCATTCTCTTGGAGAACTCCTTTTCAGAAAAGACCATTTCTCCATGAGCTGCTACAGACATCCTCCACTCTTCCCTATTTCTTTTTTCTAGACTACTCAACACCTCATCTACCTGTTTTGCCATAACTTCTGGCCTATCTGGCATTGACCCTTCTAGCCAAAAAAGTTCTTCCTGTCCCCTCTCATCTCCCATCACTGGGCATCCACAGCATTGCGCTTCCATCACAATCCTAGTGGCTATCTTATGAGGAGTTATTACAAGATCCATAGCTCTATAGACTTCATCCATCCTAGGAGCTCTTGCCCATACCTCCCCTTGGATACCAAGTTCCCTATACTTCCTAAATATCCACTCCCAGCTCCTAAGTGGTTGATCCACTGCGTAGAAATGAATCTTGAAGTCCTTGAAACCTCTCTTATAAAGTTCTACAGGAACATGTGCTATCTCGAAGCAGTCAACATCACTTCTCCAGGAATCTGCAACTAGAAGGTTAAATTTTCCACTCTTCCCTTCAGGGAACTTATGCACTTCTCCCTCTAACTTATACCTACTCATATCCAAAGTAGGTGGCCCTATACACCTTAGTTTCTTATCATCCACTAAAACACTCCAATAAGGCAAGTGTTCTTTCCAAAGAGTAACCATAAACGCACATCTTTCTTGTCTCGAAAAGTCTCCATGAAAACTATAAGCCATGTTCCTTCCTTGATACTCTGGCCTAAAGCAGTCAAGAGGCCTTCCATGACAAATCATCACCACTGGACAACTCGTTACTTTCATTACATCTTCTGGCACCACGTCATGCCCCACAATAATATCTGCTCCTTTAGCATCTTCTACTGAAGAGGTAGAGAGTAGAAACCCTCCCCGATCATCTCTGGTTCCTACTCTCCTTTCCTCTCTTGTAACCCCATTACTAGCTCCTGTATCTATGAAAACCACTTCATGTCCAGCAAGTTTATCTAGACGATAAAAGTCTCTCGCTGCTTCGTAGAGACCACATCTCACGAAGCCTCCATTTCCTAGTCCAAACGGAGCTACATGAACGATCTTCATAGTAGGATCTCCCCTCCTAGTAGTTTACTACGCTCCAGCTGTCACGGTCGCTCCAGGAGTCACAGGTTCCCAAAGGATACCCCACTTGATCACACCAGTAATTGGAGCGGAGTAGGTAACAGTAATCGTCCCACTCGTCACACAAGCAGCCACCACGTCCTTCAATTGAGAGCCTGGCGCCAGTGCACCACCAGCTGTGACCACAAGACCATCAGCAGCAGTACCAGTAATATCAAGCATGGTCCCCGCTGCCTTGTTCTGCACAGAAGTGGTAGTACAGATGTCATAGGCACCAAGCGCATCAGGAGTCACAGACAACTTCGCTGTAGCCGCTGCGTCCTCTGTGTTAGTGGTTACTACTCCCACGATCCTCTTGATACCAATGATTCCAGTATAGTTAAAGAGAGTTGCTGAGGCCAAACTCGCCTGGGTCTTAGTGGTCTGCTGCTCAGTCTTCAAGGTAAGAGTGCTCAACACTGAAGCAGTAGCCACATTAGCCAATGTGCTCACCAAAGTGGATTGATTAGTGGAAGCAGTCGTTTGATCAGCCGTCAAAGTGCTAACGAGCGTCGATTGGTTAGTAGAATCTACTGTGACATTGGAAGCAAACGTGCTAACCAATGTGCTTTGGTAAGTGCTCTGTGTAGAAGCCACCGCCAGTGTAGCAAGAGTACTAACCAAGGTCGACTGGTTCGTAGAGTCCACTGTGACATTAGAGGCAAAGGTGCTCACCAACGTACTCTGGTAGGTACTTTGGGTAGAAGCCACTGCTACTGTAGCCAACGTGCTTACGAGAGTCGACTGATTGGTGGAATCGACTGTCACATTAGAAGCAAATGTACTTACCAAAGTCGACTGGTTAGTAGACACACTTGTAGTCAACACAACAATCTTCGAATCCACCGTGCTTACTGCAGTAGAAGAGGCCTTAGTACCAAGTGTACTAACCAACGTTGATTGGCTGGTCGAATCCACAGTCACGTTAGAAGCAAAGGTACTCACAATCGTTGACTGGTTAGTCGACACTGCTGTCGACAAGGCACTCACATCATCCCCAGCAAGTGCCGCGCCAGAACCACCAGAGAAGTTACACCCAGCTTCTTGGTCAAAACAAGAAGTCACTTCCCACACTGAACCAGTAGCAGTATCTACTACACTCTTGGAGAAGTCAGAAGTAGTAGCGGAATAAAACTCACTATTCTTTACCACTACTCCCAAGCAGGCAGTGTCAAAGCTCACCGCTGCAGTAACATACTTGCCATAAAACCTACAACCATCTACAACTGCTCCAGAGCACCCATTAAGCGACAACGCACTCTCTTGCTGATCCCCTGAAGTGTAGCCATTGAAGAAGCATCCTTGAAAAACAGGACGAACACCACTAGCGGTTACCCAGATATCCACCTCAACATTCGTGGCGTCTCTACACTCGCAGTCAATCATCTTGAAGTCAGCACCACTAGCAGTAATGCCAACATTCAAGCCATCCTTTCCTGCCACAAAAAGAAGGTTCTTCAGGGTCACATTAGCAGCTGAAACCACCACTGTAGCTGCATCAGCAGTCTTTACTGTAAACGTTGGACGATTAGTTCCTTCCCCAAGACCCACCACAGAAATCCCTGCAATGTCCAACACCGCAGTAGTGGCAGCTACAATGTCCTCTGCATGACCAGGCATCAAGTAGATGATGTCTCCAGCGTTCGCTGTGCAGAGCCCAACTGCGTAGTCGAGAGACTTCAACGGACTATCAGGATTAGTCCCATAGCCAGTAGAGTCTGTTCCAGTAGTGGCATTCACAAAGAATCTCGAACCAGTAGACTTGCTCTGGTCCTCAATCACCATACTCCCTTGATGCCACCTAGAAAACAACTCAGTTTTCGCAGCCATCTCTTTGCTCTCCTATCCCCTCCAAGTTTCTCCCAGGTTCTCTGGGGTAGGAAAAGAGGTCACACGGCCTCTTTACCCTAGTAAGCACTTCCCTACTCCCGAGCATCCTATCCACAGGAGGCACTAGGAGGGACTTTTTAGAGACCCTTTCCTCAGGCTCCTGTGGATAGGTGCTCGTCATGAAACTTCTCCTACCTAGTTAGTAATCGCAGAAGGATAGGAGCCATACCGAGGATCAGACAAGATAACATCGATGGAGTAGTAGTCGTTATTGCTACCTGGAGTAGCCACAGCCACCCCCACGCAATCAAACCCATCCGACAGTGCTTCCGCATCCAACTCAATCACGTGGATAGCACCAGCAGCAGACAAGTTAAAGGTGTTAGAGGTAACAGTGGTTTCCACAAGTGTGTCAGTCGAAGTGTCTGTCACATTCGTCCACTGCTTCGTAAAGGCCAAGGCCTGCGCAGACGTGCCTGCAACAGCCGTAGCCTCATTCACCGTCACCGCCGCTGTCCCACCCGCCCACGCGCCACAGTGAATGATGAAGGTCACGTGGTTGTAGTCTTTCAAGCTAACATACTCAGGAGTATTGGCAGCACCTGTGTAGTTAGCCGGATCGCTATTCGCCACAATCTTAACATTATTAACCATTCTAGGCATCTAAGTTCACCTCCTCTTTCTCTACGCCCTAGTGGCCAAGGTGACCCAGGGGCTGACTGTGTTGGTGCCTTGGTAAGGGGTCAAAGCCGTCTTCCACAAGGGCTGTCCAGCACACCTAAATGTCCACTTGAAAGCCACTTCGTCGTAGTCAAACCTCAAGTGGATACTCATCTGAGAGTTGACTTGAGCACCCTTCTTCATAAGAAAGAGATACTGACTCATGTCAACAAAGCTCACATCCCCAACCGTACCAAGGGTAGGGTTGTACTCAGTGGGGATCACAGGCCTACCAATCAGTTGATTGAATGGCGACCCAGAGATCCCACCTGCCGGCATCCAGACTGGCGCACCACCAGTGCCCACATTGATGGTCATAGTCATCATAGCGGGCATGACATCCTGGTTGGTCAGCCAGACAGCCTTGTTCAGACTAGCAGCATGAACTCTCGAGTACATCTTAATAGCATTCTCGTACTTGAAAGTCTTAGCTTCCTGCCCTGTCTCCTTCGCTACCGACACTGTCGCGCCGTGGTTGAGAAAGCCCAGAGGCTGTCCCGCACCATTCCCTCTAAAGAGCGCATCTTCCACAAGGAACCTAATCTCATCCCCAGCGCAACGAGTGAGATAAGGCCCCAAGAACGACTGATCCGCCAACATCTCCTCAGTGGCATAGGCGAAGACACCCAACTTATGCAGAGTCACCTGCATAGGATGAAACTTCGGCGCAGACGCAGTAAACTGCCCAGCTTCAGGAATCCAGTAGCCTCTCACCCCACCATGTCTGGAACCTGTAGCCCTAGAGGTCTCGTCCTCTGCAAAGAGCTTCAAGGTGTTACCAGAAACTTGGTAGGAGTCAAGAGTAGCTATGAGATTATAAGGGGACTGTTGGACTCGCTGCCAGATACCATTAGCGAACTCAGGAGCTACGAGGAACCCAGCAGAAGTATCATCCGCTTCACTAATCCCACTCGCGGCCTTAGTGGCTACCTCAATGGCTCTAAGTCTCTCATCCACCGCCCCACCAGGATAAGAAGCAACCTTAACCACCGAAGCAAACTCTCCAAGTCCCTTGAAACCAAACTTGGAATCGTCCACACACTTTTCGCGGACTGTCCTAATCCCTTGTCCAGTAAACTGAGCAGCCAGCTTCTTCTGCTCATCCTTCTCCCAATCCTCCCACTTCTTCACAGTACCCTTTTCCAGGAGTTCTTTAGCTACCTCTTGGTCCATTTCCACCACCACACCAGCCTCAAACTTCTGCCCAAAGAACTCGAAGGCAGAAAGAACCTTATACTTATCCATCTCCGTTTCCTTTCCTAGTTTTCCAACTCTCCCAAATCTCCACGTTCCTTGGTGATTGTGCTAAGGTCTCAAGGAGTCCCTTCCCTAACCTCTCCGCACAACCCTTCCTTTGGCACGTGCAAGACGATCATTCTCCAAAGACGCAAGTTCCACAGCATCAAGGGATCTAATAGCCACCCTTCTAATCAAGAGTCCCTTAGAAGCTTCTGCAGGCTCGAAGGAGATACCTTTATGAGCCTTACAGTGACTCCTAGCAGCCTCTACTGTCCAAGAATCCTTGGAGTACCTATATGCCTGCTCAGTCATAGAGGTCTCCCCCTTAATCTTCCCCATAATGACTGAGTACTCCTTTCCTTCATGTTCCCTCTTAACTCTCCTAAAGCTCCCCTCCTCAAAATCTTCTGGTTGACGAAGCCTACAAGCATGTTCACTAGGATATGGTTTCATCGCTACCTCATCGGAGAGTCCTTCTCCCTCAAGAGGAGGAAGTACTATCCCTAGTGGGCCAAGTTCCCTCTCATATCCTTTCTTCAACGCATCTACTCTTAAAGCCTCAGGATTTGCAGGAATTCCACAGTAGGAGTACTCAAGGAGTTCTGCCTTCCAGAAAATGGCCCTTGCTCCTGCCCAGTGGTTGTTGGCTTTAATGTCCTCCTCTGTAGGAGCCTTGACATCCTTAGGAATAAATCCTATCGAAGTAGCATTCAAGAACCCTCCAGCTCTAAGAAGGAAGATTCTCTGAGTCATTTTCGCGTGTTCCGAGTCGTCATCCCAAGGAGCAAACTCAGTCTTAGAGATCACTTCCCTCCCCTCTACCTTCCTCCACATACTCCTACCAATAGGAGGATTATAGTAATCATGCCCCCACATCACCACAGGGTTCTGCTCATAATGAGAGAAGTCAATCCCTTTAGGAACCACTACTTCCTTATACCTATCTACACAGTCAGTAGTAATTCGATCTACTGCAGTTCTTGTCTTCTCATTGATGTCTTCAATCTTAGTGGAATAGTAGAAATTAGGCATTCGCTTCCTCCTTAGGGGTAGAGGGAGGTGGCGCCTCCTCTTCCTCTTTGTCCTCCTTGGTTCCTCCTGCTCCACTAACCTTGCTTAGAGGAGCAGTATTTACTGGCACTATTGGCTCATCCCCCCAGGGAACAGGCTGAAGTCCTCTCTCTTCCCTTACCTCGTTGACAACTCTCACCGCGTGATTAAGGTCTGCCTCTTCTTCCTTAAGTGTAAACTCCCTATCATCAGGGACTGGATCATCGAAAGCCACAAAAACATTATCGTCGTATTTAGAGCAAACATCCTTGTTGATCTGGTCTTCAATGAGATAGCATCTTGGACGAATAGCGTGTTTAGCGTGTTGAAGCTCCCCTATTTTAGCATTAGCGAGGTTAACATTCTCAGTAAGCAACATCGACAAGGGAACTGAGAAGGCAGCAGCAATATCTTCTCTTAGGGACTTCCTCCCCTCTCTATACTGCATCTCTTTTTGAGATCTCCCGAGTTCCTTGACCTCAAGGGCTTCCTCGAAAATCATAAAGGGCCTTGCACGGGCTGGTCCTCCAATTCTCTTTTGTAGCTCTACCTCTGCCCTCTTCCTCTGTCCACTTCCCATAGACTCCCCTTGCTTAGGGGTGAGGAGAGTAGGAGGAATAGCCCCTCCCCTAATCAATGCATCCTCGTAAAGGGTCCAGTTGTCATAGAGTCTAGCTTCTAGTCCCACTGCTTTAAGAGGTGCTAGTCCCCAAATGGGATCATAGGGGTCAGGGAACTTGATATGCATGACTTCTTCAGGAGACAATCTCATCTTCTCTCCATTAGTGGTAGTAAGAAAGTAACCACTTATTACTTCTACCCCTGCATTCTTAGTTTCTATGCTCATCCTTCCTGGAGGAAGTGATACCATGTATTCTGGTTTATTAGGAGTCTCAGAGTTCTTACTCTTAGCAAGGAGAGTAAAAGAATCTCCTACTAGATCAAGATGCATAGTAAGGAGTCTCTTTTGCTGTTCCCCCGAAAGGAAGGGATTTCCCTTCTCCCAGAGATCAAAAAAGGGATGCTCTACAAGCTCTTCAACTGCTACTGCCCTCTTAAGGAATCTTTGTAAGTGTCCCCTATTCCCAATCGTCCTCTCAAACCTCCTAGTTTCCTTATTCCCCAGTTGGCGAGAAGGAAAATACAACTGAGTTGAGTGAGACTCTTTTGCTACATAGAGTCTCAAGGGAACAGAAGCCACCCCTTCTGCATTCTTTACCGCACAGGAGTAGACCCACTGCTTACACATCTTGAGATAGGCGTCTACTGGTATTAGTGCTTGCCTATCTTGAAACCAATTCTGGGGAATAGAGTAGGCAGCATTCGCTACCTCATTTGCTCTAGGAGAAGGAGTCTCTCCTTCCTGTTTTCCTAGAGTCACCCACCCACCAAACAAACTAATCATCCTGTTCTCCACTCCACACAAGTGGATTAGAAGGTGACAACCAAGGTTCTACTGCATTTCCCCTCCCCGCAAGTACCAACTCCCTTTTTTCCTGCTTCTCAACTTCAGTCCTAGGAGGCTCTCCTTCTTCTTCCTTCTCTTCCCCCCTAGGTTCCTGTTCCCTACCTTCCCAGACATCCAAGGGTCTCTTATCCAGGGAACTTACCACGTACCTAAGAGCATCACAAGCATGATCATCTTCTTTTACTGGCTTGTCCTTTTCCTTATCCCACCTATAGCCAGAAAGCTCAGAAATCAACATCTTACACCTAGGGGAAACGGTAAGTCCTGGAGAACCATCTACTACTGCAAATCTCCTTTGAGTTTTAGCAATACCAGACAACACATCGTTGTAAGCATTCTTAGCAGTCAAGTTAGCTTCTTTAAGGGCAGCCTTCACACTCGCTGCAGAGGGGTCGCAGAAGACTAAATCTACTGCTCCATAGGCATTCGCTACATCCACAGAGGCTTGAGTATACTGAAACTCGCTCATCCCCTTCTTATAGACTTCATCGAAGACATGAAATCTTCCATCAATATCTCTTCCCACCACTAGAAAGACAAAGGGACAAGAATACCCTGCATCAACCCCTCCAAACCATTCCACCATCTCTTTTGTAGGACGCTCTTTTACATGCACCTTAGGATCAAACTCCTGATATATGATACCCTCGAAGGCTCCCCACTTTCCTAGGAAATAGCGTTCTCTAAACGCTGGAGGCATAGAAGACAAGGCTTCTACATACTCACGAGGGAGGTAGAAGTTGTCTGTAGTAGCAGCATGTATGTAGTGTCTATTCTTTGCCCTCTTCTCTACCCTATCTGGTTGAAACCTCTCATAGAGAAAATGTGACTTCGGTCCTGGGTTAGAGGCCATGAAGACTTGGAGAGGATCAGCAGCATTATTTCTTAAACCCCCTAGAAGCATAAGATACTCATCCTCATGGAGTTCAATTGCTTCATCAATTCCTATTGCTCCCGCGTTGAAGGACCCCAGTCTACTTTCATCATCAAAGCCAAAGTAGTCAATGTCTCCCCCACCAAGGAGGTGAATGTGGTGCTCAGCCTTGTTATGTTCATAGACAAGGGACCCTCCAGGAGTTCTCTCTGGTAACACGGGAGGCAAGTTTCCGTCTGAGAATAGGAGGGTTCGGAGGGTTGTTCTACGCAGATCACTAAAAAACTTCCTACAAAGTAGAACCTGATTCCCAGGGATCATCGCGTGCTGGACAAGCTTGAAACAAAGGGCTCTAGTCTTTCCTGCTCCTCTAGCACCAGTATATAAGAGTTCATAACTCCTAGAACCTATGTATTCTAGCTGTGCTGGAAGACAAGGTACCTGTCGGGTACTAACTATCTTAGATGGTTCCTGTTTGGGTGGCAAGCCACTCTCTCCGAGGAACTTTGATCCTAAGGGTCTTGTCTCTTAGTAGTAACTTCCTTGCCTCTTTAGCAACTATTTCTGCACTCACATCTATCCTAGCTTTCTCTACTTCTCCTAGGAGTCTCATTCTCTCCCTCTCCTTAGAGGAAGCCTCTTGATAAACCACCTGGTCCTTAAAGGGCACCTCTTCTCCTTCTCCTCCTGGGAGGGGAGAAGTGGGAGACAAGTCAATCGGAGATCCATTCCTAGGGACTATTCTTGCAGAAGTCTCAATAGGAGCCGGGAGATGCCTTATTTCTTCCTGAGGCCTTATACTCCTAGAAAGGAGATCCTCTAGGCCAGAAGGAGTGGAAACATTAGGAGATATATCCCTAGGAACTGCCTTTACAAACTCTAGACGAAGGGTATCCCTAGTTTCCACGTCTACCTTCGCTCGTGGGGCAAAGTTCTTATCAAACCTTTGTAGGTAGACTTTGCACACTGCCGCTATCCTCGATGCCCTTCCTGCATGTTCAGGAAGAGTAATGCAGTCAAGCATGGTACCCCACACCACAGGAAGTTTACTACTAAAATACCCTCCTGCCTGTCTACTCCACCACCCTCTAAACTCATAGCTCTCAAACCACCCATACCACTCTTCTACTGAAACTCCTATCCTAAGGAGATGAGCAGAGGTAAAAGAGAAGTTGGTCTCGTAACCAAGGAGAAGTACCTTCCTCTGCTTCTCAGAAGGAGTAAACTTCTTCCTCTCTTTCCTAGTGGAAGCTTGCCCTTCTAGGAAAAAGAAGTCAGGATTACTAGGAATCTGCTTGAGAGGTTCCTGTTTGAGAGGTTCCTGCTTGAGAGGTATCTGAGAAGTTGTGGTAGACATGGTTCGCTAAAGATATTTCAATAATTGAAATTACTATAACTCTCTTCCCCATCCAAGAATATTATATCAAATCTCGGCCTAGAAGTCAAGAGAAAAATTGAAATTGTCATAAGTTGTTTTTGCACAAGGACTTAGGAATTATGAGTCATAACTTATTTGTTTCCAACAACTTATGACTTTCTTATGTATTATGGATTTTAGCCCCCGGTCCCCATGCCCCCGAAACACCGCGCGGAGATTCCCTAGAAAATCAGAGAGAAAACAGAGAAGATTTCTTCTAGAAGAAAATGAAAAGAGAGGAGAAAAAAGAGGAAACTTTCCTAGAAAAGATAGAGGAACCACGTGCTGTATAGAAAGAGAAGAGGAAGAAGAGGAAAAAGAAGAGGTAAAAATAGAGGAAAAAGAGGAGAGAGAAGAGGAGAGGAGAGGATAGGGAATAATATAATATATATATATATAATAATATTATAATATATAATAGTATATATCTATCTTCTTTCCTTTCAACCACTTACATTATTTCAATCTTATGGCCCCTATGGCTTCCAATATTTCAATTTTTTGCTTTTCTAGTTCCCTAGGGAACATACAAGTGTTACACCTGGTCCTTCTTCCTAGCAAATTATGCTAGCCTATCCTAGTATAGCCTCTAAGGGGCATGCTAGCTAATATAGCTGCCATGATAGTAGTCAATCATTCCAGCACAAGAGAGGCAGGACGCTATTTAGTCGCCCTATCCCCTAGTTTGGCATGAGAATAGCTAGGGGGAATTGGCATGAAAATATATTTATCCTGCAAATATCATACCGGTATGAAATTAGAATCAAGATAGTTTCATGCCAAACTAGTAGGCAAGGGAAGAGATTTTCTTCCCCCTGAACTTTGAGTAGCCTCCCCCTGAACCCCATAAGCCATAATGCCAGATAGGTCGAAAATGACGGAACAGTCAATACTGACCCCTACTGAATATGCCATTATGGCAGTCGTTTCGTATAACTTCTGCCGATATGGCAGATTTAGCATCTTGTCATAAGTCCAGCAGAATCCCTGGCTTACTCAATACCTGACCTTTTCGTCAATATTGTATGTCAAAATGACAGAAACCGCGATAAGCTCATTCCGCACAAAAGATTTCTGGAGAACAGAGAAGTCAAATAGTAGTAAGTCTAACAGGAACTTGGACTTACAATGAGGAAAAGAAATCTTAGAATCTTGGAAAATGATCTTGATTTTCACAGTCTATGGTTCATAATATGTATGGAGAGGCAAGAAACTAGGCCTGAAATGAAAGAGAGTAAAGACATGTCCAGCGAGAACAAAGCCGCATACGTGGACGAAACAGCAGAGGACGCACGCATCAACGCTATGGTAGCCGCCCATGTAGCCCGACTCGACCGCGAAGCCGCGCAGATCGGCGTGTGCCCGCTTTGCGGTGATCCCTGGTGCATCGGGTCAGAAGCAGACAGAGAACAAAGGTGAGGAACTGAACCTGGAATCAGTCCCAAGTAAAGGTAGCAGAGAGGATGGTGCAGCATGCACGCAACGTATGACGCTACTGTGCAGCTCATGGGGAAGCGTTGGATTGAGGGGAAGAAGCCAGAAGGTTCCGCCTACAAGACTGCCACAAAGCGCGGTCGCGCGGGAGTAGTGGTCGCGTTGACGGTAGAAGTCCCTGAAATCAACCTCAAAGCCGTGTCCAAGTCCGGCCTTGTGGTTGAAATCGGTACTGCTGACATAGTTGACGGTTTGGGGCCGATTGTGTCTCGAACTGCCAGCAGGACGGCAAGCAAAGTTCGACAAGCCATCCTGACGAAGTTCGCCAGCAGTCTGGAGAACATTCCAGACGTGGTTGACGACAAGTCTCCAGATGGCGTCTCAATCTAATAGGTTCTGAAGCATAGGGGGGCCGTCTATGACGGCCCCTCTTGCCTTGTGGCCTAGTAAACAACAGAGAGGAAAAGCTATGTTCAAGCGTAGGGGAGACTGGTTAGAACCATGCGTCGTATGCGGCAGTAGGCGCCACCTGTTACAAAGGCGTTTACACTTTCGTTTAGTGCGCGGGGTGCTGGATCATCATGGACAACCTCTTTTCGTGAGAACTTGTCCTCACCACAGTAACACCACCATAGATGCGGCGTTGGGTGTTCCTGTGGAGCTGTTACAATGAACCTCTCAAAGACTTCCACAACAGTCCTCAAGACCCGTCGTGAGCTGCTACACACTGAAGCGTATGGCTTGCGGATTGCATGGTCTGAAGCACAAGCGGTTCGTCAAGAGCTGCTCACGCGCTTGGACCATCTCAACAGAGAGGAAGAGTATAGGGGTACTCGCTTGCCAGCTCTCCATAGACAGATCGAGCTGATAGATAGGGAGCTCGCAGCTCGACAGCGTTCCACAGCCCGACTTGCTAGGCCAGCCAAGTCCAAGATGAAAGGAATTGAAATATAGGCAGACAAAACGGCATGGAAATTGCGAGTAAGTTTTCCTGCTATTCTGGCATGAGATTTGCGAAGCAAATCCTATGCCAAGTTTTCTGTAACCGATTACAGGAACCAATATCTGAAACAGTGTTCCTGTAACCGATTCCTGTAACCGATTACAGGGAACTTATCTGAAACAGTGTTCCAGATAACTTTCTGGACTTCCGCGTAGGTGCCCAAAACAAGGATTTCTGGGATTGACTCTATAGGAAGAGTAGCAAAAATTTCAAAGTCCGCGTGTGCGAACAAGAACATAGGAAAAGGAGCCTAGAATGTACCTTACAGCAACGTGCTGCCTCTGTGGCAGAACAAAGTTCTGGAAGAAAGGAGAGGACGGAATCTCCTATGCGAGAATCCTCCTTCCAGGAGAGACGTTCTACGAAGTTCCTATCTGCAATAATCACGCCAACGAAATGTGGTATGAGTTCTTATTGGTGGAATCTTGCATCTTCCCGAAGCTTGTTCGTAGGAAGGATGGAGGAATGATGGTACACACCGCTCTTGGATTCAAGGCAGTCTAGCCTTCTAGAGAGTAGAACAGCCCGTCAGGGGACTACACTACCTGGCAACAATGGCTGCCTCTCTCCCTAGGAGTCTAATCAACTCGTAAGTGTCTACGAGTAGACCCCTAGCTGTCTAGCCACCCTCTAAGAGGGCGGTAGCTACAAGAAAGGAGCAGTAAGATGGGACCTATTATGCAAGAAAGAGTTCTCGTTGGGATGGCAAGCGTGCTTACCACCTGTCTTGAGGCAGAGGCAAAAGGCACGCCTGTGCCTGAATCCAGTGCCTACCTTGCATTGGGGTCAGACATTGACCTCTGGTACGGAGTGCAAGGTGCGCTGGGTCTGGCGCAACTTGCCACCTTCCCCTCTCATCAGATCGTACTGACTAAGAAAGGAAGGGAACTCGCGCAGAAGTGCGTGAAGTTCCTTGAGGACAACAAGGCTGCTAAGGAAGCAGCCACAAAGTAGGTTCTTTGGCAATCTGTGCAGGGAGGTAGGCTTAGAAGCAGCCATCCTCTAAGGAGTGGCTATGTTGACCGAATGGAAGAGACCTGCAGTAAGCAGGTCCTAGACCGAAGCTGAGACTATGACTTCACTGGTGAGCCGAATTCTCAGCGTAGGAGGATGGTCAACTATAATGCGGTAAGACCGCTAGGAGAAGCTGCCAGGTTACTCCTAGCCTTTGGCGTAATAGCACACCTGTGCAGGTTGCAGTTGCTGGATCGTCCGCCTAGGTACCTAGCATGACAGTGGTCGTGCTGTCCTAGAAAGTAACTCCTAGAAAAGGAGCGAGAGATGTCTATCATGAAGTGCAAGAAGGTGATAACTGGCCACTGCTTAGTGGTTAGGGAATGCATTTCGTCACCTATTTATTCAGAAGCGATCTTTTCTAAGGCCGCGCGGTATCTTGCGCGACATCCTAAGGAGGCTCTGGACGAGTTCGCTAGACTTCAATCTCTAATTGATGAGATAGAGAAGGGTCCTTCTTCTGGAGAGCAGAAATGACCCTCCAGATAAGATTCAGAAGACAGTCCCAGGGGATTATCCCTATAGTCGTCCTAGTGGACAAGGACGGTTCAGAAACTACCCTCTGGGCATCATCTACTCCCTACAAGTCTCAAAGGGAGGCAGATGTTGCCGCAGGAAAGTCCTGTGGGAATGTAATGCTGGCCTATAGGATTGGCCAGATAGACCCTATAGGATAAAGAAAGGAGTTGTATGTGATTATTCAAGTCACCTGTGAGTCCTGCGGGAAGAAGCATCTTCCTAAGGATTCTATCCTTGTGTGGAAGGTAGGATGGTTCTGCTCCAAGAGAGGCTGTTTGGTTACTGCTGAGAAGAAGAGGCAAGAAGTTGCCTCTAGAGAGGAGATAGCAAAAGAGAAGTTCAAGAGGAAGGCGCAAGAGGTAAGGTCTCTTAGAGAACTGTCTTCTTTGAGGGTTCTTGAGCCTGAGCCCTCTACTCCAGAATAGGCCGCGTGGCCATTAGGAGTCTACTAGGCTCAAAGGAAGGAGTCTCTCATGAGAGAGCACAACAGCATGTTCCGTAAGAAGATCAAGGGTGGTCGTTGGGCGGACCCCACTCGTAAGGGTGAGGTTGAGGTTGTGGTTTTCAAGCCTATTCAGCTTCCTGACGCCGCGGATCTTCCTAATCTCAACTATGAGATCAAATGGAAGAATGGTAAGGTCACCAAGTTCGACGGTGAGTTCCTTGCTAAGGCGTTGTCGGTCGGCATTCCTCAGCTCCTCAGGGACTCTGAGATTGTGGAAGCCGCCCTGAATGCTCGCATCGCTGAGATGGCTGCGAGTGGCCAAGTGGTGGTGGCTGCTGGCTCTGTCTCTGCCGCCAAGACCACCCAGATCTCCGGCGTGGAGATCTAGTAACTATTCCTTGGTCCTCGCCGCCAACGAGGTAAATGCGGACGACCTTTGCAGGGAGGTAGCCCTCTACCAAGGATCCTCGAAAGAGGGAGGAGGAGTAGGCTGCTCCTCCTCAGAGGAACCTGGGTGACTAGGTTCCTATGAGGAAGAGCAGCAAACCTCTGTTTAGAGTTATTTCAATAATTGAAATATCTCCTTTAGGGAAAGGCCAAGGTTTTCCTTGTCTGCTCCCTCCTAGCCCCCCTAAAGGAGATCAAAAGGAGTAGAAAATGAATACTAAGACAAGCATCTTGCTCCAGAAGAAATTCGAAGAGTTTTACTATGAAATGACCAATTATCGTATACCTGAAAGCCTTTCAGAATCAGCTCAATACTTACGAGGGTTTGTTGGAGCCCTCTATTCTATTGGTGCATTCGACTCTAAGGAACAGGACTTCATCGAGAACTTAAATAGTGGATCAGAAAGATTCCTTACCTTAGCATCTGAAATCTCTCGTGTTTATAAACTCATTAGATGGGGGCCTTGACTAATGCTTGTTTACACAACCACTAGAGAATCTGACTCCTTTAGGACTCTATCAAGGATCCTAGACACTTACCCTCCAGTCACCTTCTCCTGTGCCTACTGGAATCCCCAATCCCTAGAATGGTACCTACAAATCAAGGGAACTAGGAAGATAGTAGTGTATAGCAAGCACAGTGAGTTCCTTGTTAGTTATTTACTCCCTCAAAGGATACATGGTCCTCTTGAGGTAATCAAGTGGCTCAAGTCCTCTATGAAAGGAGTAGCAAAATGAGTAACGAACAAGTTAGACCCTTAAACGAGGCAGCGATAGTAGAAGAAAGGGCTCTAAGGAAGGAGCTGCAAGAAGTAAAAGAAGCTGTTCAAGAAACCATCATCCAAACTCTTCTTGAGCCCAATGGAGTAAGCGAGAAGATCTATAATACTTTTAGGGACCTTGCTAACAAGTGCGGTCTTGAACATGACCTTCTTTGGGACTACGTGGATGCTGTTGATGACCGCTTCTTTCTCGATGACTCCTACGACTCCTGCCCAGCAGAAGACGCACGCTTGGCAGCGAGGAAAGCAGGAGAGGATACCAGCGCAACTCCTACCAGCAAAACTCCCGAAAGGTAATCGACTGAATGTAGGAAGGTTATCCTCTTCTGCTTTCGAGGGTTGTCATGCTCCATATCTTCGAACTAGGAATCTGTTCCCTAGAAGCGACACCAGTCTCTTCTAGGACAGTCAAACTTCATCTTACTACTCCTCTTCAAGTCAAGGATCTTATCCCTCCTCCTAACACATGGCTACACCTTTGTGATAGTAGAGATAAGTCCCACTGGACTTGTAGGAGTAGAGGACCAGAAGAGCTCTTGATAGCTCTAGGAGAAGCGTGGCAGTTTTGTAGTCTGAAAGGGTGGGTGGGAGGACATCCACACCTTACTTGGCACACGAGAAGCTTAGAGGGAGATATAAGATGATTGCTTTGTTTCCCTATAGAGACCCAGGAGAAGGAACAAAGGAAGCCTATCTCCAACGTGGCCTACTCTTTCTTCGCCACTTTGCCTCTATGGATGAGGTAGCTTGGAAGGACTTAGCGAGTCAGCTACTTACTCACTTTGAGAAGGAGCATAAGGAACTCTTAGAGCTTGTAGGTCAGCTTACTGACAAGAGCGTGAATTTAGAGATAGAGGTGTACATACTCAAGAAAAAGATAGCAGAGTTGGAGGCAAGAAGTGATGCTCTGTAATGGAACCTTAGATCGTGGCGGATGGACCGTGGACGTTGTTCTCAGCCAACGCGAGAAGGGTGACCCGACCGTGAGTGAGGAAAACACCTTTCCCGAGTCGGTACAAGCCCGCATCCCGTGGAGCGTACCGAAGGGAAGGGCTGGCCGCCTGACTCCCGACCAGCGGGAGAGCGAGCGGGAGACGGAGGAATACAACGAAGTGGTGACGGAACGATCATAGGAACTAGGTGCGGTGGCACAAAGCTTCACAGCCTGACGATCACGGCAGCCATACGAGATCGTTGCCGGGTTTGCGACCGGTCCGCGTCTAAAGAGACAGAAAGGATGGGTATTGAGATGAAAGCCTGTTGGTGTACTCTTGGTGGCACAGCCGCGTGCATCGGCTGCCCCAACAACGATTTAGCGTTCGGTATGTTCAGTATATTCAATCCACGCCCGCTCCATCTTCCTGAATCCCCTGTTTACACCTATGAGAGAACGTACCAGAAGTGCCCGGTCTGCGAGGGAAGGGGGACTGTTCAACGCGGCTTCTATGACCGCGTGAACCCTATAAACCCGAAAGACACCGAACCGTGCCGGGCATGCGAAGGTAAAGGAGTCATATAGGAACTAGGCGCGGCGTCAAAAGACCCGAAATCAGGTGAGTGTCCAGACTACTCGAAAGTAGTCGGCTTGGCTGCTCCTGATGCTGTAGGCTAAGGCCGCGCCTAGATATGGAGAAACTACAATGTGGTTGTGGAGTGAAATCCAAACCTGGACGCAAGAGGCGTTTGGACGACATGGCGTTCTCTGGATTGCCTACGTAAAAGACTCGATCAGGATTGAGGTGGCAGCCCACACGTACATCGAAGACCACGTCTCCATCGAAAATGGTGTGTCCATTGGGAACCACACCTTCATCGGGAATTACACGTCCATCGGGTACGACACATCCATTGGGAACCACACCTCTATTGAGGATCACATCTCCATTGGGTGCAACACATTCATTGGGGATCACATCTCCATTAAGTGCTACACAGTTATTGGGAACCACGTATCCATCAGAGACGATACAGTCATTGGGTACAACACGTTTATCAGGAACGACGTCTCCATCTGGAGGAGTGTATCTATCGAAGATAATGTGTCTATTGGAGATGGCACTCTCATTGAGAGCCGAGTGTCTATCAGGAACAATGTGTCTATTGGAGATGGTGCGTCTATCGGGCGTCGCACAATCATCGGGGACAGCGCGTCTATTGGAGACAACGCGTCTATCGGAAATGGTGTATTCATTGGGTGCCACGCAATTATCAGGCACGACGATGCCTACTTGACTCTCGGTCCACTAGGATCGCGAAAAGCGATGCTCACGGTAGTTATGCGAGCGACTGGACGTGTCACTGTTTTCGCAGGATGTTTCTCTGGCAGTCGCACAGAGTTCAAAGCTGCGGTGAAGGCCAAACACGCTGGGACGGTCTACGAGACCGAGTACATGGCAGCGATCGCGTTTGCCATCGCGGTTATGGCTAAGCGCATAAAGCGTCACATCTACATGGAGGGAAGCAATGTGCTGGACGTTTCTAGGTGACACCTACCCGAGAGCCCGAAAGCGGTATGTATGCTACCTGTGTGACCATCTAATCTTTGTGGGGGAACTGCATGTCGCTAGAAGAGGCGTGTATGACGGGCAGGCCGTGACCTGCCGTATGCACGTTGCCTGTGAGATCGTCACCCGCTGCTGGGACGCGAACGATTGGGAGACGTTCGACCAATCGTGCTTCGCGCAGAGCAAAACGGAGTTTTATGCTAGTCACCCCGCCTAGATGGAGGGAAAAGCATGAACCCACACCAAGTCACCGCGCTGATGGAAGCCCTCGCGGACCAACTGAGGACGCTTCATCAAACAATATCCGACTACGGCTATCGACTTAAGGAACTGACCCAAAGGAACCAGGACTTGCGTAACGAGATTGCTGCACTGAAGGCCGAACTCGCCAAGCTGAAAGAAGGCAAGTCATAAAGGTCGAAATACCCATCCGCGTTGAGAGCGAAAACTGCCTATGGGCCATGCACCACATGGACCGATACCGGAAGCTTAAGCGGCAGCGGGATGACGTGTTCCTGTTATTGCGCTCGCGTGTGTGGCGAGTACGCGGTTAGGATCGAGATAGAGGAGAGAATGAGATGACGGACGAAGAGGTCAAGAAGGCGTGCGAGAGGTGGAACTCCAGGCGCGGCATACTCGCAAAGAACGTACTCACCCCAGGTTTTCTAAACGGCCAAGGCACATCAACTAAGACAGACGTAAACGACTGGCGAGGCCGTGCCATCTGCTACCTTTGGCCATCTCTTCCCGGCCACCGCGACGGCGACGACATTGACGGGTGGCTGATTGACGCGATGCTGGCCAAGGCAGAAGCTGTAAAGCCCAAGCCAGGATTGTTTATCTGCGATCATGCGTCTGAATGTGTGTACTCGGATTGTCCGCGCCGAACGCCTCACATCAACAGGCACACCTGCGAGGTAAGTGACTACTGTCCGCGCAACAAAAAGGAAAACCTGTTGGTGAAGTGCAATCCTGTTCGACCTCCGATGAAGAAGATGCCGACTTGCGGAACGTGTGACATGAGAGAAAAGCAATACCCAACATATAATGATCTCATTAATGATCTCATGTGGTGCGGCGGAGGCGGGCATCGTTGGGTTCACCCAAACGATAATGCCTGCAAGATGCACCCCGACCGTCGCCACGAGTGGTTGGAGGTCAAAAGATGACCGACCAAGAAGCCATCGAGGGCTATGAGGCCCGAGCCCAGAAGACGGGAAGGCCCACATGGCCCGGAGCATCGGAACAGTTGACACTGTTCGGAACTGTGATTCGCGGAGATCGTGAAGCGTTCATAAGCAACATTACGCCCCATGAAGTCCTCTGCCTCTGGCGCGACCATGTGAGGGAGTGGCTGGTCAAGAACGCAGTTGAGGAAGCAGCAGTCAACAAAATGAAATGGCTTAGCAGTGAGATAGACTATGATTCCGCCCTCTTGGGCGTCGTTGACGCTCTGGAGGTGAGTTCATGACAGCCCCCATTTCCATGACCTACGCCGATTCCATCAACTGAGGGAACAGCCATGATTAGACCTCTACTCGCCGCTACTATCACCGACATCTACTCTCTCCACTATCCCCTCCTTGCTAGTCCCAAACTCGATGGGATTAGGTGTCTCCTCTATGATGGGCGTGGCTGGAGCAGGAATGGAAAACTGATTCCCAACCATTTTGTACAGCTATGCCTTGCTGAGTTGTCTTCTTCTCTTCCTCTCGATGGAGAACTCATAGTTGATAGTCTTACTGCTAAGGACTGCTTTAGGGCAACTACTAAAGGAGTAATGACTACTGAAGGTAGGCCATTCTTTACTTATAATGTTTTTGACTCTATTTCTGAAAACCCCTTCAATCAACGTTTTAGTAAGGCAAGAGAGGCAGTAAACTCTTTAATGAAAAAGTGGGGTAGACTTTGTTACCTACCTTCTTGGCTCCCTACTATAGTGCACCACGAAACAGTCTGGAGTCCTACAGACCTCCTATCTACTGAAGAAAAGTTCCTCCAAAAAGGCTACGAAGGTGTCATACTCCGAGATCCCAATGGTCGCTATAAAGAAGGGAGATCAACACTAAAGGAAGGAATCCTATTGAAACTCAAAAGGTTTAAGGATTCTGAAGCAATAGTAATTGATGTCATCGAGAAGCTCCACAATGCTAACGAGAAGAAGTATGATCCCTTTGGTCATGCAGAACGCTCAACCTCTAAGGAAGGTATGATTCCTGCTGATACTATGGGAGCCTTAGTGGTTAGGGATGTAGTCACTCAGGTCGAGTTTGAGATAGGAACTGGTTTTGATGATGCTGAGAGGGCTGCGTGTTGGGTAAACCCTAAGGCCCTTCATGGTAGAATCCTTAAGTACAAGTTTTTCGCTTATGGTCAAAAAGATAAACCTAGATTCCCTGTGTTTCTTGGGTGGAGAAAAGACTAGCATGTTTCCTAATGACTCCTACTTTCTTGCTGGATTCTCAAAGATTAGAGTGGTGGTAGAGGTTGGTTTACAGAAGTACCTAGTAGGCATCTCTCCTACTGGAAAGAGCCTTCTCATCTGGGACAATGACGGTCAACTTGTGAAGCAATCAATGTTTATAAAGGAGGACGACTGTGCCCAAGAACCTAAGTGATCTCACCGACGACGAGCTTCGTGCTAAGATTGCCTCTCTCCGACAAGAGAGGAGTCAGTTGACTAGGCAGAAGCTTATGCCAGAAAAGGTGAAAAAGACTATCAAAGCCAATAAGGAAAAGACTCAAAAGGTAAATGCCCTTGATGGAGCAGTAGAGATCTAAGGAGCAATCTAGTGGTAAAGTTTGTTTTTCATAGTAGAGAGATAGCCTCCTACAATAGGAAGGTATCCTCTACTATAGAAGCAGCTAGAAAAAGGATTCAGAAAGCTGCTGACACCTACTGTGATACTCCTTCATCTAGAGCTATCTTCGTGAGGAGAGTCCTCTTTGGACTCTCTGAGCAACTACGTAGTAATCTTTTATAAGGAGTCTTCCTGTGCAAGTCCCAGTCCCCATTAGTACTCTTGCCTCTATTCCTCGCAAGGCTGGAGGGATGGCTTCAATAGCTGAACATCACTACGATGCCTCTTGTCTTGATGACTTCATGACTTGTCCAAGACTCTTCTTCTATAAGCACCTCCTTCGTCTTGATGCAAAAGAGGAACCTATTGCGAGATTCTTTGGGCTTGTCTTTCATGAAGCTCTTGCTGCTTACTATAGGGGTTTTAGTACTGAAGAGTCCACTAAGTTCCTTGACCAAATTCCTGAGGAGACTCCCAATCCTCTCCTCACTAGGAAGAGAGCCAAAGTCCTATTCGCTGACTATCTCGCCTACTGGGGAAGGGAACAGTGGTTAGTGGATAGGGTAGAAGAGAAGTTTGTCATTCCAATGGATAACGAGACTTTCTATACAGGCATCATGGACCTTGTGGTAAGAAAGGATACTGCTACCCTTGTGGTAGATCATAAAACCACCTCTAGAATGGGTTCCCTCTTCTTCGGTTCCTTCCGTCCGAGTATACAAATGGATGGGTACTTCTTCGCCTGTCGTGAACTCCTCGGCTCCTGCGATGGTATCATTGTGAATGGTATCAATACTTCTGGGAATCCAAAAGAGAGATTCGGGAGAGATGAGAATCCAAGGAGTCAAAGAGAGCTTGACTCTTTCCTAGCTACTTACAACTACTTTGTTGCTGCTATTGAGCAGTGTATAAGCGACAACTTCTGGCCCATGTCCACTTGCAAGCAACACTGTGGTGCTTGGGGAGGATGTATCTATAAGAATCTTTGCCTTTATGGGTATAGCAAAGAGCAGATAAATGGTTCCTATTCAGTTAGGGATCAGTATGAAAGGATAGAAGTATGACTGGGTGGATACTAGTAGTGCTAGTGGTAGGAATAATCATGACCATTGGCTTCTACGAAAAGGACAAATAGATGCCTATTCCTGATTGCTTTCTCGCTACTCCTCATGGACTCCTCAACCTTGCTTCTCCAGATCTAAAAATGCTCTCTATAGAAGACATAGCTCAATCGCTCTCTGCCCTCCCTAGGTGGGGAGGAATGACAGCAAGAAAGTGGAGTGTAGCACAGCATTCCCTCATGATGGAGATGCTAGTAGCTCCTAAGGACCCAGTATTTCGTCTTGCCAATCTCCTTCACGACGCACCAGAAGCCTACTTTCGAGATATACCTAGTCCACTTCGTCCTCATCTTGGAAGTGTCTTTACAGCATATCAACAGAAACTAGAGCAGGCTCTACAAGAGCACTACCAATTTAGCTTCCTTGATGTGAACTACGAACTTGATCATAATTTGCTTCTTTGGGAAGCAAATAATCTCCTTCTTGCTTCCATGAAAAAAGCCTTCTTCGAGACGGTATCAAGCAAAACTAGCCATCCAGTTATACTAGCTATGCCTTATGAAGTCGCTTTTAAGTCTGTACTCAAGCAAACAAAAGAAGGTAAGCTTACCGAGCAAATGTTTACTATCCGTTTCTGTTCCCTAATGGAGGAGAAAGGATGATTGTCAACTTACTACTTCACACAGCTGGTGATTTCTGTGGAGACGCTTGTCCTTGGAAGTCTGCAATAGTGGACAAGAATCACTTCTGTAGGCTCTTTCAGAAGCATGTCACCGACTCTCAACGAATTCCTTACTGTAAGCTTGCTGAAGAAACTTTATCCTCTGTAGAAGGATGTGGCTATGCCTCTAAAGACAACTGACTTGACTGTCACCAACTTCAAGGTAGCTTGCCTCGTGTATGGAGTAGGAGGAGTTGGCAAGACTCACTTCCTTGGAACCTTTCCTAAGCCTACCTACGTAATGGACTTGGATAGAGGCATCGTTACCCTTCGTAAAGTTCCAGGAGTTGAATATGATACCTTTATTGATAATGGAAAGGGTTCTGCTTATAGGGAGACTGAAAAGACACTTAGGCTTATAGAGGAAGGCAAGTTCCCTTCATCTGATGGTTCTCCTTTCAAGACTATCTGCCTTGACACTGCTACCTTTCTTCAAGATGCCATTATCAAGTTTGAGACTCAGATGTCCCCTAAGGGAATCCTTGGTTATGATGGCTGGGGACGAGTGCTCAACAAGACTATGGATATTCTTAGAAGGATGAGAGCCCTTTCTATAGCAAGGCAAGTCCATGTAGTAGTCACTTGTCACGAGCTGATAGACAAAGACGACATCACTGGCGAAGTCTTTCGTCTTCCTCAGTTCCAAGGACAGAGCAAGCAACTCGCTGACAAGAACTTCGATGAGGTCTATAGGTTCTTTGCCAACAAGTCTTCTTCAGCTCCTGCAGGAGTCCTCTACAAAATGCTTACTCGTTCTGCGGGCGGCCTAGTGGCTAAGTCCCGTCTTGACTTTCTTCCAGCCGAAGTTGAGAATCCTTCCTTTGAAGCGATTATGAAGGAGTGGGAAAAGCAGTCAGAAGTCAAGGAAGCTAAGCCTTCCTAACCTCTAGAAGAAAGGAGTTCCTAGATGTCTAAAATTCGGGACGGGCCGGAAGTAAACACGTTTGAGTGGTCTTGTCTCCTTGGTTTGTTTGCTCTTTTGTTTGTCCTTCTCTTCGAGGGATTCTCAAAGAGCGATCATGACTACGACGACTAATTCAACCTCTAAGGAGTCTCCCCTATGCGTATCTCTGCTCCCGGTGTGGCAGACGCTCCTGGTCTTAATGAACCCATTCGTGAGCCTTTTGTGGAAGTGAGAATCACTAAGGCTGAGGTCAGGACTTCCAAGAAGGGCGATTCCCAGTATATTTCTTGGGAAGGAACTGTCTTCTGGCCTGCTCCTCTTGATGGAAGAAAAGTCTTTTGGACTAACTCTCTCAAGCAGGAAGCCCGTTCTTTCCTCAAGAACACCCTGGAATCTGCAGGAGTCACTATGGATGCTGAGGGTTTCGACACCGAGGAGTGTCTTGGCAAGCCTGTTCGTTTGTCCCTGAAGGTTCGTCCTGAGTCTCCTAACCCTGATGGTGGAACGTATCCTGAGAGGACGGAAGTGGTCAAGTGCTTTAAGCCCGAACACGCCTGACCTCTAATTGACTAGGTTGCCAGTCCTAGTAGAGGCCTCAAAGCAAACTGGAACTCCTGAACCTTTTGGTGCTAGGGAGTAAAGCAGACTTTATGTAGTCCAACCAAGTAAGTCCCGATATGGCTTTGGAAGGACGAGCGAAGCAAAGCATCCTAGTCTGTGGAAGTAAGAAGCCATTATGCTTCTGAAAGTAGGTTAACCATACCACTTTTCTGCTAGAGCTTTTTCAATAATTGAAATATCTTCCAGAGGAGAAGTTCCTATGGCTGTCAAACCAGTTACTCCTGACACTACTGTAGAAACAGCGAAAATTATAGTCCCTACTGGAAGATATAGAAAAGTCTTCCAAAACATCGAGGCATTAGCGGTAAGTATCTCTCAGTTTGGCCTGCTCATCCCTATCACTATCACTGAAGACCTCCAACTTGTTGACGGAGAACGTAGACTTCGTGCTTGCAAACTCCTTGGTCTTCATTCTGTTCCCGTTAGATTCCTCTGTAATCTCACTCCTCTAGAACGAAAAGCTATAGAAGTAGAAGCCAACGTTCAACGCGACGACTTTACCTGGCAGGAAAGAGTCCTTGCTTACCAAGAGCTCTTCGACCTTCGTAGACTCCAACACGGCGAGGCCCTCCAGGGAGTAGGTGGTGGTTATGGACTCAAGAATGCTGCTGAAGAGCTTGGAGTTGCCCTGGGTACCATTGGAATGGACCTTCAACTTGCTAAGGCCCTTAGTGATCCAGACATAGCTAATGCGAAAACTAAGGCAGCTGCCTACAAACTCCTTAGGGAGAAGGAAGAAGCTGCTCTTCAACAAGAACTAGCAAGAAGAGTTAATGCTGCTACTCAATCTTCTGCTATCTCTGATGTTCCCAATTTCGTTCTAGGAGATGCTAGAATCAAGATGAGGGAACTTGCTTCAGCTACTGTCGATCTTGTCCTCTGGGATCCTCCTTATGGCAAGGACTGGGCGCCTCCAGAAAGTATAGAGGGTCTCCCTTCTAAGGGTGCCTTTGACGATTCTACCTACAATGCTTCTAACCTCATAGAGGTAGTGCTTTCTGAGTGCTTTAGGGTTATGAAGCCTTCTTCTGTTCTCCTCATGTTCTTTGATCCTCCAAGATTTGGAGAGGTGAAAGGGATGGTTGAAAGAGCAGGACTTACTGTCTGCCCCTATCCCCTTCTCTGGTGTAAGACTGGAGGAAATGGAGTCCCTACAACCTCTTATTACTACTCCGTTTCCACTGAGGGAATCCTCCATGCTGTAAAGGGGAAGAAGGATCTCAATAAGTCTCTCCCCAACTTCTTTGTGATCCCTAGAGTCCCCTCTAACAAGAAACTCCATCCTCACCAAAAGCCACAGCAGTTGCTTAGACAACTCATCGAGAACCACACTCTTCCTGGAGAACTTGTTATAGATCCTACTGCTGGTTCTGGAAGTGTCCTTGAGGCTGCCTTCCTCACCAAACGTGCTTTCTGGGGTTGTGAACTTGATCCAGTGTTTCACTCTAAGGGAGTCTTAGCAATTAGAGACCTCATCACTGGTAAGGCAACTCCTCTCGATGAATCCTCTACTCCTAAACCTGACTTCCGTCAGTTTGTTCCAGGGACTGCTGATTGGATGCAACACTGGCAAGCATATCCTGAAGATCAGAAAAGCATGGTTGCTTGGCAACAGGCGCAGAAAAACAAAGAAGCTTCTAAGGTTCTTCCTGAAGGAGCAGTAGAGTTATGACAGACACTACTAGAATCTGCCTTGTCTTCTGTAGTATCAGTTTTCTTCTTGGACTAGTAGTTGGGATTGGTATAGGATTTAAGATCTACACCTACGAGATGAAGAGACTCTTTAAGGAAAGACTCCATGACTACGAAGAAGTTGAAAAGAGATGTCAAGAAGCAAAAGCCACAAACGATAACTCTAATCATTGGTGATTTTAAGTACAGACTTTTGTGTGTAAAAATCACCAACCTTACTTTAGACACACAGCTTAACGTGTTCAACCTTGATCCTATGCCGCTTAAGCAGTGTCCTAGTATACTTCCTATCACCTTTTCCATATCTGGAACATGCGAGGAGGTCTTCTTTGAATCTTAACATCAAAGTCCCCTTCTCTGGTCCTCAACCTGCTCGTCTCATGATTGTAGGAGAGGCTCCAGGAGAAACAGAAGTTCGTGACCTTCAACCTTTCATAGGATTCAGTGGGAAACTCCTCACTGAACTCCTTAGGGATGTAGGGATAAGAAGGGAGGACTGTAGAATCGGAAATGTTTCTAGGGTTCGTCCAGCAGAAAACAAGTTCAAGAATCTTCCAGAGGACTTGGTTGCCAGTGAGACTCAACACCTCTTAGAGGACATAAAGAAGACCTCTCCTAGAGTAATACTCTGCCTAGGTAACGAGCCCTTCTCCGTTCTTACTGGTGAGAGAGACATCTCTAAGTGGAGAGGATCTGTTCTCTGGAACTCCACTTATAACTGCAAAGTAATCCCTACCTACCATCCTGCCTTTGCGCTTAGAACCTGGGAAGTAGTTCCTCTTATGCGTTTCGACCTTAAGAGGACAGAAAAAGAGCTTTCTACTCCTAACCTCTCTCGAATCCCTAGACAGTGGGTAGTAGTGAATAGTATTTCACAGTTGACTTTGTTCCTTGAGACAGCGAAGAAGAAGGGAACAGTTGCTTTTGACCTAGAAACCACTCGTGGTAATATTCAGGTCCTCTGTCTCGCTATCTCCTACGACTCCTCTTTTGCTTTCTGTATCCCTATCACCAAGGGTCTCGATCCCTACTGGTCAGAGGACGAGGAGATAATTATCTGGAAGCTCCTAGCAGAGTTCTTTGGAGATGCTTCTATAAAGAAGGTAGCTCACAACTCTTCCTTTGATAGGGGAGTGCTCCAGCATAAGATGCAGATTCCCGTTCGTGGTATGCTTATGGACACTATGAATGCATTCCATCTTGTCTATCCTGAACTCCCCAAAGCTCTCGACGTGGTTAGTAGCATCTACACCGACCAACCCTACTATAAACACCTCTCTCGCTCTGACCTCTGGCAGTACAACTGTCTTGATGCTATGGTGTGCTTTGAGGCCTACAAAGTCCTTGAGGAGGAAATGAAAGAGTGGGGAGTACGTGACTTTTACGACTCCAAGATCATGCCATTAGAAGATATTCTTCTCGAACTTCAACTTAGGGGAGTCAAGATCAACCTATCTCTAAGAGATCGAGTAAGGCTTGAAGAAGAAGTTAGTCTAGAAGAAGCTATGTATAACCTTGAAAAACTTACTGGTTTCGAGGTCAACATCGCTTCTCCCAAGCAGCTCGCTGTCCTCCTCTACAACAAACTTGGTCTTCCTCTTCAACACAAAAGAGGCAGCGAGTCAGTCACTACTGATGAAGAGGCCCTCTCTAACCTCTTCCGTCTCACTCATCACGAAGCAGTCAACCATATTCTTTCTTATCGAGGCCACGCAAAACTCATTTCCACTTACCTCGATGCAGAACTAAAAGGAGGAAGGATGCACTGTTCCTATAATATAGGAGGGACAGTGAAAGATGATGGTAAGGTAGAAAAGGGTCCTGCTACTGGAAGACTTTCTTCTTCAGGTTCTATTGTAGTAGGTTCTGGCACTAATCTCCAAAACATTCCTCGTGGGAATTTTAGGAGACTCTTTATTCCTGATGAAGGTCTTGTCCTTTATGAAGTTGATCTCTCTCAAGCTGAAGCAAGGGTTGTTGCCTATGAGGCTCAAGAACCCACAATGATGAGAGTCTTTGAGGAAGGGAAAGACATTCATCGTCTCAATGCTTCTTGGATTTATGGAATCCCAGAAAACGAGGTCGCTAAAGACCAGCGACAGTTTGCTAAGACTCACGTTCATGCTTTCAACTATGGAGAAGGACCCTTTACTTTTGCTAAGAGGGCTGGAGTTCTAGAAGCTGAAGGCAGACGAATCAGGAACCTTTACTTCCAACAGTTTCCTAGAATCCCTAGGTGGCATGATGAGATAATCAAGCAACTCAAAAATGGAAGGATTCTTGTTAACTACTTTGGAAGGAAGAGAACCTTCTTTGGAAGATGGGGAGAAGAACTATTCAAGGCAGCCTTTGCCTATATACCACAATCTACAGTAGGGGACTTGCTAAACATTGCTCTAGTCAACTTTAGAAGGTCTTGTCCTTCTAGTATTCAAGTCCTCCTTCAGGTGCATGATTCCTTTGTCTTTCAAGCTCCAAAAGACTTTGACGTTCTTACCTTGTTGACTAAAGCATTTGACATACCTATTACTGCTCACGGCCGTACTTACTATATCCCTTGGGAACTGAAGGCAGGTCCTAGTTGGGGAGAGATGAAGGATGTCCATAAAGGAGGAAGAAGAGTATGATCTCTGACGAACAGCTTATGGCGGACGCGAAACTGTGCGACAAGGCGACGCCGGGACCATGGAATTGGTACCACTGGAACTCTGGGTGCGTATCTGAGCATTGTATAGGCATCCTCGCTAGCGACGGAACCGTTTGCCATGTCCCAACACGCATGGAGGCCGAAGGCCAATTCATCGCACGCGCCCGTACCGCCCTGCCCGCCTACATCGAGGAGGCCAAGAAGTACAGGGAGTTTAGGACGCTTGTCCAGTGGTTCGTGGATAAAGCGAACGCCCATGACCCTACCGACGTGATAAGCAAGCATGGGAAGTTACGCGAATGGCTGGAGTCGAACCCATGACCGACACCGACCACCAGAGACATGGGAGGAATGAGATGACAACTCTAGAGCACATTGTTCGATTCGAGGCCGGGTACGACTGCATCAACTTCGAGTGCAAGTTCAACAAGCCGAACTGCAAGCCCGGCAAAGGCAACTCCCACGGCAAGCACGGGCTGGAGATGCGCTTTGTCGTAAAGGGAGACGCTGGAGCCGTCCAGTTTCTTCTGTCTACCGGCTGGCTTCCACAACGAGTTTTGCCTGATGGCATTCACGTCAGACACCTGAATCTCGAGACATCTAAGACATTTCCGCTCCCCGCTGACTTGGGATATCACTCCAAGAAGCCCCACTACGCCGGCCAGGAGCCAATAGACGGCTCGTGCGAGTTCTGCGACGGTCAACCATGCTACTACGACGGTTCCTCCTTGAACGCGAACGATGCCATGTATGCTCTCGTCAATGGAGGGGATAAAGCCTTGTGGGCATTTCTCGATGCCTACTATGTCCACGTCTTTGAAGGTGGAGAATACCCGACGCCAGCAGAATATCCAGCAAAGAGGCGAGGAGACTGACATGCCGGAGGAATGGTGAGATAATGAATAACAATGAAAGCAGTTCTAAACCTCTTCAAGCTCATCCTCTTCCTCCTCCAGAGAGAGTTCTTAACCACGTAGCCATTCTTGAGTGTAAGCATGCTCCCTATCATGGAGCTATTATACTCAAGTTACCTTCCAATTGGTGCCTAATCCTCTACGCAGAAATTAATAAAGGACCTAAGAAAACTACTGATATGATCTCTCATCCAATCAACTACTGTCCCTTCTGTGGTATTCCTTTAGACAATAGTACTCCAACCCGCACTTACATCCTTGGACAACTACATTTCATCGACGATCACCTTAAGCATTTAGGAGTCATCTAATGACAATGCTCAACATGAATCTTGAAAAGGTTACCCAAAATGAGACTAACCACTGATCTTGTTACCTCTTATGCTTCTGCCTTTATTCGCCAACAGTGCGCTGAATCTTTTCATCAGTGGTCAATAATTTCTGCTGCTTCTGTAGCACTTAATAGGAGGGTCTGGATGAATAGAGGTTATGGTATTCTTTATCCAAACCTCTACATAATCCTTACTGCAGAATCAGCCATCTCCTCTAAATCAACCGCTATTGAACTTGCAATTGACCTTCTTCTCAAAACTAATCCTAAAGCTCCTATGTTTAGCCAAAAGCAGTCCTCACCTGAAAGTATGATAAACTTTCTCGCTCTTCAATTTAAGGAGTATGGCACTAGTAGTGGTTACATAGTAGCTGATGAACTCGCTTCCTTTATAGGTGCTACTCAGCAAGACCTAAGAATAGTAGCCTTCCTTACTCAAGTATATGGATGTAAAGAAATCTACAACTACCATTCTATCATGAGAGGAATCGAAACCTGCAATAAACTCTATATCAACCTCCTCGCAGGAACCACTGTTGACTGGGTTAGACACTCAATGCCTTCTGATGCAGTAGCAGGAGGATTTGCAGGGAGAATCCTCTTTATCTCTGATAGAGGACTCGGACAGCGTGTAGCACACCCAAAAGTAGACGACGCAAAACTGAAGGACGTAGTAGAGGATATACGATCTCTATGGACTCTCAAGGGCGAGTTTGTTGAATCTCCTGAAGCCTATAAGTGGTATGAAACTTGGTATGAAGAGTGTCTTGATCCTAACTCCTATCCTCCTCTCCTTCGTCCCTATGCTGGAAGAAAAGGCGAAACAGTATTTAAGATTGCTATGATTCTTTCTGCTATGAGAGGAGATTCCCTTATCATCGAAAAGCAAGACCTAGAGGATGCTGTTAGACTTCTAGCAGTCAACGAACCCTACCTCTATAAAATCTTCGAGTCCATCGAAGCCACTACCTCTGGGAAAGAAGTTGATAAACTAATCAACTTCCTTCGACGTAGAGGAGGGAGTGCAACAATTTCGGAGATAGCCGCTGCTCATGCTTACTGTATGAATGCAGACACTATCCGAAAGAACCTAGATACTCTCGAACTAGCCAACAAGATCACCAGGGAGCTTGGAGGAAAATCTGGAAAGGCACTAGTGATTAGTCTTACAAAGACTCTGGCCCCGACCACAAAAATCGAAGACTCACCCCATCACGATAACTAGGTACCTGAACCTTCAACTTGTTGATAAGTTTTTTGTAGGTTCTAAGTGAAAAGGTAGGGAGATGAATAATCACTATCTCCCTACCTTTTTCTTCCTCTATAGTAAAAGTAGCAAATTTAGTCACTACCTCTTTTGCTACTTCTACCACTTCTTTTGCTTTACTTCTCACCCTTCGAGGCTTCCTTAAAAGCTACCCAAAGACGAGAGGCAAAGGACTTAAGGCAGTCTTGAAAAAGGATAAGAAGAGTAAAGTAAGCCACAAGAGCAATCCATTTAAGACTCATGTTTTGACTCCTACTAGAGTTGTAATGGAGAGGAACAGACCTAGTAACACTACTAGGGCACTCGCGGCGAACACTAGTATCAGAATCCACCTGATCATCCCAGAGGCAGGTGGGTCTGTCCAAAGTGCTGCAATCACTATCATCATTGCTATTGCAGCGAACAAGAGGCTCTCGTTTATCTGTCCCTTTAGTTGTCTCTCTGACAGGTCGAAACTTAGGGGCGTTGAAGTCCCCACCTACCTTTCCAGCAGAGTCACCAGTAGTAGCCACTTGTTTATTAGATGATTTGTTAGTAGTGGGAGCTTCTACTATTGCTCCTTCCTTTGCTACTATTGGAGCTCCCTTTTGTTCCGTCTGTTGTTTCTGTGCAGCTGCACAAGCTGTTAAGCAGATACAGAGCCAAGCAAGGAAAAAAGCAATAGTAATACTTAACAACCACTTAAGCACTCTCATCATAACTATCTCCAGTTACTTCCTAGGAATCGTAAATAACCATCCTGCCAAAAGAAATATAGTAGCAAAAGCTGCTGTAATTGCCCACCATTGATACTTAGTCCAATCCTCCACTTTCACTAATCGCACAAGAATCTGTTCCCTACAAGTAGAACAAGACTTCTCTACTTTTTCTACTTCTTTTCTTAACTTATCCATGCTAAATGCTACTCCTTTGAGGCCTTCCCTGACCTCTCCTAGCATGACTCCTACCTCGACATCCTTGTCCATTGAAGACTCTTTCTTGGCTTCTTTATTCAAAGTTAGTTCTCCTCTACTTATTTCAATTATTGAAATATCTACTGCAGGAAGGGAAGCTGTCTAGGTCGGAGGGGGCGACCCTTTCAGGCATCCCTCCTGCAGTAAAGTGGTAGTTGAGAAACCTTCTTCTTCCTTAATATACACCACCTTTCCTCCCCACCTAGTAATTAATGTCTCTCCAGTAAGCTTCTTTCCCATATAAGAGGATCCTTTAACAAGAAGATCTGCTTGAGTAGCTACAAGAAGTTCTTCTAGTTCTTCTTCAGTCTTAAAGGGCACTACGTAGTCTACCCAAGGAAGGTTGGAGAGAGCACTTAGCCTAAACCTCAAGGGTACTATAGGCCGTCCAGAACCTTTCAGTGATTGTACTGACTCATCAGTGTTTACTAGTACTACCACTGCATCTGCCAGAACCCTACATCCTTTTAGAAGCGCAAAGTGTCCTGCATGAAGTACATCAAAGCATCCATTGGTAACTACTATCTTATGGCCATTCTTATGCCTTATCCTACACACTGTCTCAAGTATCTCTCTATCCACTATCCTATTCAAGGTAGAAGACCTCCTGATAGCCACTATAAAGTCTCTTCCATCCTCTTCTCTCTAAGAATGGTACTAACAATCCTCCTTTACCCCCTTTCTCCTGCTGACAATCATCAATCCCTACCACGCTCCCTTTATGCAACTTATCTTCTGCCTCCTGGAATTCTTCAAGGGCATGGAATTGACTCTCTTGTTGTATCTCTGGGTAGAAGTCGAGAGAGTCTAGGTAGAGGAGGTCAATAGGGTAAGTATAATAACGTAAAAAGTCTACTGAGTCAACACAAGCATAGTAGATGCTCTTTTCTTCTCCACATATCTCTCTAGCTATATTGAGATGCCGAGAGTCATTATCTATAGTAATCAACTCTGCCCCAGTTCCTTCACAAAACTCTTTCAACACTAGGGTACTCATCCCTGCTCCCCAGTCGTCATGTTGGCGAATGCAGCCAGTCTCTACTACTATCTTAGCAAAATTCTCTTCTGCCTTAGAGAGCATAGCTAACCAACCTTCCCTACGTCTCCCCATGAGGAAGCTATACCTAGTAGTCACTTTGTCTGTAACACTCATTTGCTTTCAACTCCGCTATAGTAACAAACAAGTTGTGGAGAATTCCCTGGAATAAAAGTCACCCTGATTTCTGTGCAACAATCTAAGAGTACTTGCTTTCCATTTATAAAAACCTGAAAGTCTCCTATTCTAGGACTTCCAGAGATTTTCAGTCCTTCTGAGTTGATATCTGTAGTGGTCACTTCTTGCTTAGTCACTTTTTCCCCTCTTCTTTCCTAATCTCTGTCAACCACTGCCTTACAATTCCTGGTCGATACCTTAAAGCATCTATCCTAGCAACCTTAGCCCTAGTAATTCCTTCTACCCCTAGTTGGGTGTTTAGGGCAAGAGTCCTTTCCGGACATACCGCAAGTGCAAGGTTAAGTGGTCCACTAACCACTCCTATAAATGCATAGGCTCGCTGCATAAGTCCAAGGAGATTCTGAGCATTAGAAGCTTCCTTAGAAGCGTTCCTTGCTGTAGTGGTCAAGAAGTTCCAATACTTATCTTTGGTAGGAGCATTCCAATAGTGGTAGAATTGCACTTCATAAGGAATCTTTCCTGCCTGTCCTACCTCATCCCAGATAGTCTTCGCTGTTCCTTCCGGAAGGTTCATCCAACTACAAGAAGTCGATTGGAAGTGAACAAGCACTATAGGAGATTCGGTAAGAGCAAAAGAGGGTCGAGCATCAACAAAAGGAATCCCTAGTTCATAATGACAACACTGTTCCTGCTTAGTCCTTCCTTCTCCTTCCATAGGAAAGCCTATCTTAAAGGCTTTGTCATAGAGGTCAGGCCTCCATTCCACTGCTTCTGGAAACAAGATTTCTTGTCCTCTCTTTCCTCCCAGTGAATAATGTATTACTGACTTTGGATATAGTCTCCTAAGTTCATTCACTAGGGGAACAAACATTATTGCATCTCCTAGTCCATGCTCAAAGAGAAGTAGGTACCTCTTACCAGGTTCCAGTTGTTCAGCAATCTTCTTCTCTTTATACTCTCTTACTACCGTAGCAGATCTCTGTATCATTCCTCCCTCGAAGTAGCGACTAATAGCCCTTACTACTTCTTCTGGCTTGATCATTTCTAGACACTTAGCCACTTTGAGTTTGGGCTGAGGAAAATTCACTAGGTCTGGATTATCAAACTCTACCACGTTACTACAATTATTCCCTACCCAACAACCTCCTCCATCTTTCCTACAACTCATAGTTCCACAAGTATGGAGGAAGGCATGAGAGGTATATGCTTCCCAGTGACTTGGTTCCCTAGAACCTGCAACTACTACACAAGGCTTACTCATAGCTGCCGCTAAGTGCATAGGAAAGGAGACAGGAGTAAGCACTCCTTCAGAATGATAAATCAAGAGAACTAGGTGTCTCATGTTTACTGTCTTCCCTACCCAATCTACTGCTCCTTCTAGTCTTGGATGAAAATGATCTAGTCCTCCTACTTGTACAAAGGTCACTTTCCCCTTCATCCTATCCACTACTTCTTGGTAGTAAGAGGGTGGCCACCACTTAGCTTGAATATCAAACTTCCCTCCTGCATCCACTACCCAGTAAGGGTCCTTAAATGGTCTCTCCTTCTTTTCC